TTTGCAAATTAAAAAAATTATATTTATATTTGCGCAAAAATAGATTTATAATGAATTAATATGTGATTATGGCTGAATTAACGAATTTTGACGAATTATTGGATGATCCTATCCAGTCAACAGAAGAACCTATACAGGAAGAGCCCATTGCGGAGCCTTTAGAGCCTACACAAGAGCCTACGGAGGAGCCTTCTAAAGAACCGGATTATTCAAATAATTCTGTTTATCTTTTTTTACAGGAAAGAGGAATTAAAGATCCTAGTAAATTAAAGGTTACAAATGAAGATGAAACCGAAGAAGAAATAGACTTTAATTCACTTTCTACTGAAGAGCAATTAGAAGTTTTAAAACAAGTAACAGATCCGGGATTAACTCAAGATGAAATTAATACAATCAATTATTTGAGACAAAATAACGCAAGCTTTGAACAAGTAATTGATTACTGGGCTCAAAAGAGACTAGAAGATTATCTTAGTCAACATCCCGAAGATGTTAGACAAAAAACATACGAAATCGACGATTATTCGAACGATGATTTATATCTAATAGATCTAAAACGAAGATATCCAGATTTAACAGATGAAGAATTAGCTGCCGAATTAGATGCCGCTAAGGAAAATGAAGAACTTTTTAATAAAAAAGCAGATATACTAAGAAGTGCTTTTAAAGCTGAGGAAGATCAAGCTGAAGCTGCAAGAATGCAGCAAGAACAACAGCAGGTAGAAGATTTAAGAAACAACTTAATGAACGCTGCAAGTCGTTTTAATGAAGTTCAGCTTGATTATACCGACGATAAAAGTGATTCATTGGTTATTGATGAGGAAGATAAACAACAGATGATGTCTTATATACTTGATCAAGATTCCGAAGGAAAATCTCAGCTTATAAAAGATTTAGAAGATCCCGATCGTTTAATTGAGATAGCTTGGTTTAGTACCCAAGGTCCTAAAGTGCTGTCAGAACTATCTAAATATTGAAAAGGACTTCTTGCTAATGAAAGGGCAGAGAATAAAAAACTTCAGGCAAAACTTGATAAAGCATCTAAGGTTAACAATAGTACAGTTGTCTCTCTTCCTCGTGAAGAACCCATCAAAAATCATGAAGGATCGGTTTGAGATAATTCAGGCTTAATATAATAACAATTTAAATTTTTAGAAAATTATGAGAATATCAGGTTTTACAACCACTAGGCCTAATATGCCTACTACTCGTCTTTACGAAGACTTTATGAAATTTTTGGGCGCAAATCCTGCCCGTTTAGGTATTGTATCAACTCTGTATGATCAGTATACAGCTACTCATCTTACCGAGGCCCTTATGAATACCTATACCATGGATAAGGGTAAGAAAGGATTCCAATCAATCAATTCTTTCCTTATTGAATGGGACATTAATGTAAATAAACTGAAGAGAGTTCCTATCATAGCTGCTCCAGAGGGAACTGGTTTAAATGCTGCTGATGTTAAGTTCTACTTCCCTGAGAATTATTATCAGAAGTATGATACTTTCGTAGTAGAAAAAACTCGTCAGCAATTTATCGTATTAAATCGTCCTCAGAGACTTCGCGATAATTGCTGGTTAGTAATCGCCAAGATTCTTGATAATGATTATGATTCAGTTGTTGACTACGGTGGAGCTTCTGCTTCTGCTATGGTTGGTTTAATGACCCGTTTCGTAACTAATTATCATCCTGAATTACATCAGGAAGGTTATACCAAATATCAGTCAAATGTAGAGAAACATCGTACTTATATTGCAACCCACCGTTGTGATGTTGACATGTCAGCAATGTACAAGCCAATGGAAGATGTTTTCATTCAGATTGGTAAAGGTGATAAAGACGATCCTGTTTACAAGATGAATACTGCAGAGAAAGACTGCTTGGATTCATTTATGGAAGCACGTAACAATGCCCTTCTTTGGGGTAAATCTAATATGGATGCTAATGGCAAACCTAAGATTTATGATGAAGACGGTCGTCCTATAATCTCATCTGATGGTGTTATTCCACAGATTGAACGTTTTGCAACTAAATTCGTTTTCAATAAACTTAATGTTGCATACTTTGAGAAAGCTTTACAGGCTATGGTTGCCAAGGCTGAAAAACCCCAGGGCTCAACTTTCGTAATGATCTCTAATACTGCATTCTATAATGAATGGCAGAGAGTTATGAGCGCTTGGATTGGCGATCGTCACACTGATGGTGCTTTCTTATACTCAAAAGCCTCTAATGGTTATGTAGATCTTGGTGCTACTTATGAAGGTTATACCTTTGGTGGTAATAAGCTCATCTGCAAGATTGATAGATCTTTGGATGTAGAATTCCCTACTCGTAAGTATGCTATGATCTTAGATCTTACTGCTGATGCAGCTACTGGAAAACCTGCAATGGCATTCTTCACTTTCAAGGGTGGCGATTTCATTCACAATGTTATCACTGGTGTAGGTGGTAGAACTGGTTTAGCTTCTGGTGAAGTTTCTAGTCCTGTAGCCGGCCTTAAGATGGTGAACTGGGGTTATGCTGGTGTAGCAGTTTTCAATCCTTATCGTTCAGTTATTATGATTGGCGAAGAAACTAGAGATAGTTTCTGGGTTTAATATAATGATATAAATTCCTCCCCTGAAATATGGGGAGGATATTTATATATTTTTTAGATTTATAGATTTAGTTAGTAAAAATAAGTTTTATGTTAGAAGGTAAAGTTATAACATTGAGAAATGTTTATGGAAAGATGAAGGAAGTTCATCTTCAGCCGTGTCGAGATAAAAATGGTGCAAGATATCCTTGGGTAAAACCAGTTAGATATGATGCCATGGGCAATTCTGAGATGATCTTAAGCCAAGATGAGCTAAATAGTCCTGAAAGAGACTATTATGTTCCAGAAGATTTAGATATAGTAATTACTGATGGTACACAGTTTGATTTGAAAGATCCATATCAAAGAAATATTTGGAAATCTATTGAAAATTCAGATCAAATTGCCCCCACAAGAGATGCTAGAGATAAAAATGGCGATTTATTTATAGATGGAAATAAAAATCGCTATGGAATGGCAGAATTTTATGTTGATATTCCTGGTGAAGAATCACAGAAGAGTGTAAGTAAAAAGCAGAAGATTACAAAAGCTTGATCTTATATCGGACAAGATTCTAAGAGCGGAAGATTGACAAAATGTAAAATTCTCGGTAAATATATGGAGAATGCTCCTGATTCTGATGTTGAGGACTATCTATATCAAAGGGCCGAAAAGAATCCTGATGAAGTTCTTGAATTATATCAGAGTGGAGATATGGCTCTCAAACTTTTGCTCATTGATGCAAAACAGAGAGGCGTTATTCTCAAGAAAGATGGAATGTATGTATTTGCAGATACATTACTTGGAGCTACTGATGATGCGGTAATGATCTTCTTTAAGACTCCTTCTAATAAGAGGGTATTAGATCAGATTAAATATGAAGTTTATCCTGAATATGCTCCTATAAATAAACTGGAGGAAACTATTGAAGTTGCAACACCAGAAGTTAACACAACTTCATCTACAAAGAAAACTTCTACTAAGAAGTAATTAAATTGAAAATATGTTTTGGATTGTATATAAGACAACTTGTTTAGTAAACAATAAAATTTATATAGGAGTCCATAAAACTGAAAATCCAGATATATTTGACGGTTATATAGGTAATGGTATAAGTTCTTATCATACTTACAACATAAGAAATCCTAAATTTCCGTTTCATTTTGCTGTGCAGAAATATGGAATTGAAAACTTTAAAAGAGAAACTTTATATACTTTTAATTCCGAAGAAGGCGCTTATTTAAAAGAAGCAGAATTAGTTACTGCAGAATTTATTAATGACGAAAATAACTATAATTTTGTTTTAGGTGGTGGAAGAAGCCATCCTATTAATGGGAAAATATATCAATTTGATTTATCTGGAAATCTTATTAATAGTTTTAATTGTATTAAAGATGCGTCTAAAGAAACCGGAATTTCACGGTCTGCAATTGCGGTTTCTGCAAGGGATTTAAAGGCTAGGAGGGGATATCTTTGAAGTTATCAATCTTATATAAATCCAAAAAATTATTATATCCAAAGATGTTATACATATTATGTATACAATAATAAAAGAGAATTCCTAGAGGAATTTGATTCTAGGGCAGCTTTGATAAAAAAATATAAATTTGATAGTGCAAATTTAAGTCGAGCTATAAAAACCGGAATTAAAATAAACGGATTCTATATCTCTTATAAAAAACTATAAATATGACAGCTAGAGAGTTATACGAATATGCCTTAATAGAATTAAATAAATTAGAGGCGCCTAGTTTACTGCTAGAAGATTATAATTATTTTATCAATAAGGCTGTTCAACAATATATTAATTTAGTTTATGCTAAATTTGAGATAGATCAACAAAGTACAGATGATCTTAGAGTTTTAAAGGCAACTACTGCTCTTGAGCCGAAAAAATTTGATGCCGGCACCAACGGCACACAAATTATTCCTAGTGATGTTGGAAGAAGTTCTTTATTTGGCACTTCTTATTATGTGGATTTACCAGCTGATTATTTGCACCTTTTGAATTGCATAATTGAGTATACAGCTAACACAAATTATAAATGCTATAATAAAGACGATGCTGTTCATTTTGCGGCAAGAAGATTAAGTACAGACATGTATACGCAAATTATTAATAATGCGTATTTGCGTCCGATGTATAAAAGACCTTATTACATTATAACTAATGTAAATGAGAATTATAATAATGATGATAATCATGCTGGTACTTATACTCCAAGTGCAGGTCTACTTCCCTCTAATTCTACAATGGATACTCCAATATTAGCCTATAATAATGGGGACACTGATAAGGGAACCGCTACTACTCATGGTGCTAACTATTCTAATGCAAATTATGCTACATCTAATTTACTTGATTCAGAAAATACTGCGGGTGATAGATTAGCAAATTCATCAGTTGTGAGATTAGAGTTGCGTATTGGTCCTGACGATACTGTTTTTACGCCTTCGAAAGTGTATATTGATTATCTTAAGGCTCCTATGTATATTAGATTAACTCAAGATCAAATAAACTCCACTTTAGATTATTCTCAAACTTTAGAATTTCCAGATTATGTTTGCTTTGAGATTGTGAATATATTTACAAGATTATTAATGGAAAATGCGAGTGATCCCAGATTACAAACCAACATGCCTATTAATAATACTATTGCAAATCCTATTCTTCAGCAGCAAGCTGCTCAACAGCAATCATAAATAAAAACAATTTTTTAATTTAGAAAATTATGTTTAATTATATTAAAGAAACTATAATCAACGATCAGAATAATGTTCTTAAGGACTCTTCTACTAATATATTGATCGTTAAAAGAGGCGGCAACTACGATTGCTCTAAGATTTGTGATGCAAAGGTGTTTAAAACCATAGGTAATGCTGGTACTTTAGGTACTATTACAATTGATCCTAGCAAATTTACAAATAATGCTAATATTGATTATCGTCAGTTTACTCTTTTCATTGGTGCTTCTGAGAAACTCGCCGATTATGCACTTGCAAATTGGGCTGAATTTGGTAAGCCTATTTTAATTGAATCAGCAGCTACTGATGCCAACGCATTGGCAGAAGCATTCAAGCTTGCTCTTCCTAATGATAATCCTCTCTATACTGTAGAGGTTTCATCAAGTAAAGTTGTTCTTACTCTTGCTGAATCTTGGATGATTCCAGAAGAATGCACTGTTTATGAGCATTATAAGAACGATGATTCTCTTGTTAAATGTGCAACTTCAGGTTTAGTTACTAAGACTGATAATGTTCCTGAATTTGCTACTGGTAAGTGGTTAGTAGAAAATCTTCGCTTCCCTTCATATCCAAACAGACGTTATGCAGCCCTCTATTCAGATGAAGCTCCTGTTCGTGGAACTATTTACACTCAATATGCATTCCAGTATATTGTTAAGCATTCTGTTCCTGGTGGACTTTCAGCTGTTGGACAACATGTAGATTCTATTACTACTCATGTATTCTATGTTCCTAATGCAGATGCTTCTACATTTGAAGGTAAGTTTACTGGTGTTTCATTTGTAACTACTCCTGGAGAAGTTGCATCTATGGATCCTAATTTCGCTGCTGCTTCTGCTGCTGCTTCTGCAGGAACCGCTGCTTCTACTGCAGCTAATGATTTAACTGCTCTCAAGGGTGCAATTACTGATGAGGGAGTTACTGATATTGCATCTCTTCAATCTGCAGTATCTGCTCTTGACGAATAATAGAG